AACCCTCCTCCGCTGGTGAGCAGACCCCAAGCTCTTGGATGGCAGGACTCCACCCTCTCCTAACTTTCGAGGAGGTCGAATGAGCGCAATCAGCCCACAATGGGAAGCCTATGCTAACTGGCTTGCCCTAGACGACGCCCAGCGCGAACGCTTGAATCTCCCCCGCAACAAGGCGGAGTACGCGATCGCCCACAAGATCTCTGACCGCACAATCCGCCGTTGGCAGACTGACCCCCTATTCCAGGCCCTATTGGAGAAGAAGCAAGGCGCCAAAGGTAAGAAGGGTATCCAGGCCGTCTCGGTAGACGGCACACCTGCAGTCCTGGAGGAGGACCTCGAAGAGGCCTCCAACCCAGAGAATCCTGATGAAGAATACCTGCAGATCAAGTCTGCCCTAGTCAAAGGAGCGATGACAGGTGACCCAAAGTATCTCGACCTTTATTTCAAAACTTATGGAAAAGACTTCGTCGCTGAAGAGGCGGCTGCGAGAACGTCGGATCTTGCTGGCCTTGACCTTTCTGAGCTACTCTTGGAGACTGCCCTGGTTGTTGGAGAAGACTATCTTGCGGATTATTTGCGGTCGCAAGGTTACAGAGTATCTGGACCTGACCAATCAGGAGCTGCAGTTAGCCCTGGAGAAAGTGACTGAGGCAAAGACTATGTTCGATGACGACGCTTTCACGAAGTTCATCCACAAGAAGGCGGCCCACGTTATCGGCGAAGGCTGCATCATTGGCTCAGCCGCTATCGTATTTGAGTTCATAGCACCAGATGGCCGTGTGGGTTTCAGCGTCCTGCGCCCACCTGGGCACAACGTAGAGGATACCCTGGATCTTCTGGTCCATGCCACGGAAACAATCGTGATGGATTACCACGAGAAGAAGCACGGGTTTGATTACGACGATGGGTTAGATGATGACTTCCCTGAACAAGACCTCTGAGGTAAAGCTCGCCCGCAAGAAGCAGAAGCTTTGGGTAGAACTCGAGTGGCGTAGATGTGCGGCTGACAAGCGGTACTTCATCAAGAACTACGTCTACATCCAAGTACAGCCTAAGTGGGATCAGCGCGGTCGTACCAAGTTCGAGCTCTTCGATTATCAGGAAGAGGCTCTCGACACGTGGAATGACAACCGTTTTACGGTCATAGTCAAGGCCCGTCAGCTCGGTTTCACCACCCTAGCCATGGCCGACATCCTCTGGCACTGCCTGTTCCAACCTGGATCGAACCTTCTCCTGGTCTCAAAGAACCAAGACTCAGCCAACAAAAACCTTGGTATGGTCAAGTTCATGTATCAGTTCTTACCAGACTGGATGAAAGAACGCGGACCTTCTTTACAGAAGGCCGCTGAATACAAGCTGGAGTTCGAGTTCCCTGACGGAATGAAGTGTCAGGTAAAGTCATTCGCGGGTACAGAGACTGCTGGTGCTGGTGAAACTGCAACCATGGTTATTCTCGACGAGTTCGCACTCATGCCAGATCCCACCAACACGTATCGAACCATCATGCCTACGACTGACGCTGGTGGGCGATTGATCATTATCTCTACCGCACGTGGTGCCTACAATGAGTTCGCTAAGATCTACAAGGGTGCCAAGGCTAAGCAGAACCAGTTCGTCCCACTCTTTCAACCATGGTCAGCATCCCGCCTTATCTCTGAAAAAGAATACGAGGCTAAGCGGCGAGAGTTTGCAGCCAACCCATGGGAGTTCTACTCAGAGTACCCATCAGATGACATGGAAGCATTCCGTGAATCAGGTAACCCTCGCTTCGTAAACCTACCCCACGACATCCCAGACACCTTCTCCAGGGGAACCCTGGTCCAGGATGAGAACGGAATCGGCTTCGAAGAAGACGAGAACGGTCACTTCTGGGTTGCAGACATTTTTCCAGATCCATCCTTTGCCTACTACATCGGTGCCGACCCCGCCCAAGGGCGTGGCGGCGACTATTCGACCGCCCATGTGTTGAGTGTTGACGAGGATGGTGTTCCGCGTATCGTTGGTTTTTATCGAGCCAATACAGTCGAACCAGTCGAGTGGGCGGCAGAGATTGACCTATTCGGTAGATTCTACACAGGCCAGGGTAGACCAGCACTACTGGCTGTGGAAGATCAGGGTGGACAAGGACAGCTGCCTATCAACGAGCTACATAGAAACCTCGGGTACGAGCATCCATACATTTTTCGCCCTACTGGGCGCCGAGGGGTCCAGAGATCGGACCGCTTGTTCTCATTCCCAATGTCGGCTGACAGACGCCGCATGGTGGTTGACAAGCTAGCAGAGTATCTTGCTACTGCAAACAGTGACAAGCCAGGCTTGCGCGGCATGCACCCGCTACTCCTCGAAGAACTCCACCAGTTTGTAAGGCAGGAACTCCCTGGGGGTGGAGTAAAATACGCCGCCGACTATGGCTGCCACGACGACTTGGTCATGTCCCTAGCGATTGCCCTCTGGGTAGTCTGCGAGAACCTGGAGATCTCCGCCCCAGTACAACATGATGATAGCAGCACTATTCGTGTCGACCTATCAAGAATGCGCGAGATTCGCGCTAGAACGATAGCAGACGCGGAGATGGCTCAGCAAGAAGCCTGGGACAGCTTTGTCTTTGGCGGAGGCTATGAGTAAACCAACCCACAACCCACAAACCTGGAGTACACATGAAGAAGTTCACACTAAACGATAAGCAGATGCTTATGCGCGACGCAGTCCGTCGTATGGACCCGCTGCACCAGCACTGGAAGATCCTTGAAGGCCTGTATCGTACTGGGCTACGCCGCGACCTCAATGCTCGCGACTTCGCAGATCTTACCCCAACACCCATTCCAGGTAATCTACTCAAGACCATCAACATGACCTTGCCGCACATTTCGTTGATGGCGACTTCTATTGTATCTCGCGATCCTCAGATGATCGTTACACCTGTCGGTGGTCAAGATGAGATTACAGAAGACAATGCAACATTCGCTCAAGCAGTACTTTCGTACTTCTGGAAGCGCACTAACGCCACTGACGATGTCAAGGCGGCAACTGAAGACATGCTCAAGCTCGGTAACGGATTCGTCAAAGTAGGATGGGAGTACGTAGCCAGCGAGTACGAAGAAGAACCACAGATGCTTATGGACGAGGCTATGATTGCTGTAGAGCAAGCAGAAGCAACAGCTGATGGTTTTGCTCCAGAAATGAGCGATCTACGCAAAGATAACAAAGCACAGTTTACCTACGAGCGCGTTGAAGCAGATGATCCATTCGTAGAGTACGTATCACCTTACGACATGTTCATGCCTAAGGATGCTCGTCGTATTGAGACTGCACGTTGGGTATGCCAGCGACTACGTCTACCACTAGATGAACTCTATGAGCGTTTTGGTGAAGATGCCCCTATCTCAGTAGATGCTGCTATCGCATCAGATCAGCTCGTATCAACGTACCTCAATGGTCAGACAACTCTGCCTGAAGTACTAAGCTACGCAGTGATCTACGAGTTCTACGACATGACCACACGTGAACTCACAGTATTCCAGATCGATGGATCAGAGCCACTCTATGAAGGCCCGATCCCTTATCAGCACCGTTACCCACCATTCGTACACTTCCGCAACTACAACGACGGTGGTATGCAGTGCTGGGCATTCGGTGACCTAGAGAACATTGCTGGTATCCAGCTCATGCTCGGTGAAGTAACACGTGCACAACTTGATGACCTAAAGCGTTCTGGTAACAAGTACGCTATCCGTAAGCGTCACGCTACTCCTGAACTCAAGAAGCAACTGGAATCACCTCTTGCTGATCAGGTTATCGTCATGGACATTCCAGAGTCATCAAGCCTGGATGATGTAATCAGACCTCTCGAGCGTCTAGCCACACCTTCAGATGCATACGCAATGGATGAGAAGTTACAAGATGCAATGACCAAGGTTCTAGGCATCAACGACTTCCAGGCAGGCGGCGTAGGCGCTGACCGTATGTCAGCGACGGCCGCAGCCGTGGTGGACGGTGTAGCCACACTACGTGCGCAGGATAAGCTTGCAGCAGTAGAAAGCGGTATCTCTGGTATCGGCCAGCGTATCCTTCTCCTCTGCCAGGAGTTCCTAGATGAAAACCGTGCAATCCGTATTGCTGGAGCAGGTGGAGCCATGTGGCTTCGAGTATCTGCATCAGACATCTTCGGAGAGTTCAAGGTTGGCGTAGAAGGCGGATCAACTCGCGCTCTCAACCCAGCTACCCGCGCTCAGCGTGGTATCCAAACCCTGCAGACAGTTG